AACCAGATGGAAGAACAATTGAACTACCTGAAGCAGTAATAGTAGCATCTCCTAAATTAATAGAAGTACCACTTAAATATATATCTCTAAATTTAAATGATGAACTACCTAGATCGTAAGTTACATCTGTATCTGGTAATATATGGCCAGAAACAGTTGTTGTTCCTGAAATATTTAAATTATCATCAATAGTAACTGTACCGCCAGCTGAATCTATTGTAAGATTTCCTGAAGACGTATCAATTTCATTGTCTCCTGTTATACCTAATTGAATATTTTTTTGTAGATTACCAACTAACGAACCACCTGCTGTACTTCCATCATGTAATCTTACGGTGCTAAGAGTTGTATCTACAGTTATCTCACCAACTGAACCTGTATAGGCATCATTTTCAGCAGTGGAACCTCTTCTTAATTGTAATATTGTTGGCATTTATCTAACCTCTCTAAACTTTTTTTTAACAAATAACTCTAACACTATTTATAATAAAAAATTGTTTAACTCCTTTTATTTTTTATGCAACCGTTCCTAAATCTACGGTATCTGTAAAAGTTCCAAGATTTATAACATAATAGTTTTTACTGTTGCAATCTGTTATTGTGTTGTATAATGAAATATTAAAGGCGTCTGTAGGAGAATTATTAACTTCAGTTTCTCCACCGCCCATATCATAATAAATAGTACCTCTTTTATCAGTGCTTGTTAAATATAATTCTTGTTTTATAATATCACCAGCGTTTGTGTTATTTCCTATATAAGCCATTTATTGTTCCTATGTTGAAATATCATCTACTGTACTTACAATGACATCAAGTGAACTAGCTGTATTAGAAACGACTTTTAAAACGTCTCCATTTTTTACTACGTATTTAGCTCCACCATCTATTACTTGTAAAGCACCTCCATTTTGAATTGGTGCACCTTTAACAAGGTACACGTCATTTGAAGAATCAGCATCATTTAATATTACATCAACTTTTATTTCAGTTGTTGTAGTATTAGCGCATCCTATACCAATTATTGTGTCGTAACTGTCAGCCGTAAATACTGTTTCAGCTGAAGTTCCAACATTTCTTGCTGTATATCTTCTAAAATTTTGTGCCATATTTTCTTTCTCTTTTATTTATAATGCAATCGCCATTGCAATAGCAAATCCCGTTGACGCTTTGTTGTCTAATTGTGTTTGTAAATTACTTGTTACTCCATTTAAATACTGAAATTCTGTATTTGAAACTGATCCATCTGCTATTTGAGTTGCATCTAGTGCTGAAATACCCGATTGTACATAAGAGGTAATTTGACTTGCTTCTATATATTTTTCAACACCGCCATCTGAAATAGCAAACTTATCTGTATCAGCAATTGTGATACTAGAACCATCAGTCATGCCATCAATATTTAAAATAGCCTCGACTTCACCCCACTCTAATGCTGTAGCACCAGAGTTTACTTTTAATATTTGTCCAGCAGTACCAAGTGTATTAAGACCTGTACCACCATCAGCATAACCAATTGTATCTGATGTTGTAAATTCAGCAAGGCCTGTGGGATCACCACTGCCGTTAAATATTCCTTTTATAGGTACTTGATCTGCCATATTATGCTAACACCAAAGTTGTTTTTGATGTTCCTCCTCTTGTTGTAAATGGTATATAAAGACTTGTAACAGCTGTACCTAATGTGGATCCTGTTGTACTAGGATCTATATAGGTAGATGTTCCATTTCTTTTTACAAATGTTATACCACTTGATGTGCCAACGGTTAACGTATCAGTTGATGCATCAGTTGTAACAACATTTAATCCGCCACCAACAACTGTTAATGTATCTGTACTTGAGTCTGCTGAAATATCAGATTGACCAGATACAGATATAGTTGTAAAAGAATTACCACTACTACCACCACCACTACCACCACCAATTTCCTTTATGGTGCCATTATCATTAATATAAAATTTTTGTGCCGAGGTATCAATTGCAACCTCACCATTTACGATATTACTCGTAGTTGGAGTGGCAGTACCTCGTTTTAATTTTATAACAGTCGCCATATTTTTTTCTATTTATTTACGATTTAACTATACGTTCCGCCGTCAATACTTGTAACTGTAACAGTACCACTTGTAACTGTAAAGTTATCTGAACTAAATGAAGCAACACCTTTATTTGATGTTGTTGCCAATTCAGCAGCAATCGTTAAAGTGTTTGCTAATATGCTTGTGTCAATACCTTCACCGTCTGTTATAGTTAGTGTTTCTCCTAATGCTATTGCATCTGTAGAAGAGTCTCCACCAGCAATTGTAAATGTAGAATTAGCAAGTTTTGCATTTGTAACATCACCATCTGTAATTTTTGCAGTTGTTACTGAATTTGATGCTAATTCATTATCTGTAATTCCACCTGACTTAACTTGTAAAGCATTTGAACTAATTTCAATTGTTGAGTCATCAACGTTAGCAGAAAATTCTGTACCAGTTAATGTTAATGCACCAGCAGAAGCAGCACTATAAACTGCTGTTTCAGCAATTTGTGAAAATGTAATATTTGTAGTACCAAAAGTAATAGTACCTTCAGTATTCATTACATATAATTCACCAGCACCTGTATCTCCTTCTTTAACGAAGAAAGCATCACCTTGACCAAGTGCGTCTGGATCAGAAACACCATAACTATCAGTATCAGTTGCTCTTGTTAATTCCCAATTTGTTGCACCACTACCTACATCTGATACGTAGTAAATACCGTTATGAGCAGCGTTAGTTTGATTGTAAACTAAAACTCTATCATTTAAACTTAAAGTAACACCGTCAATACTAAGTGCAGCCTGTGTGCCAGCGTTTGTTAACGTTGCACCTACACCTGAAGTACCGTTATTATAAGTTGCGTTTAAGTTTGAAGGAGCTTCAACTCTTACTGGATCATGGTAATGAATACCAGCAGCAGCAATTGTATCAACGTATGCTTTTGTAGCAGCGTCTGTTCCATCTGTAGGAGTTCCTAGTGATGTAATTTTTGCACTATTAACATCTACAGTACCAGCACCATTTGGACTTAATGAAATATTACCATCAGTATTAGTTGCGGTAATATCGTTACCGTTAATATTAATATTATCTACTTGTAATTCAGTAACAGCACTTGTAGCACCTATAGAACCACCATTAATTGTAGCACCATCAATAGTACCGCCATTAATATCTGGAGATGTTAAAACTTTATTTGATAAAGTTTGTGAATCAGTTAATGTAGCAACTGAAGAATCAATATTGATTGTTAGTGTTTGTCCTGAACCCGCAGTATCAATTCCAGTTCCACCTGCAATAGTTAATGCCTGTGAATCTAAATCAACAGTAAGAGCACCGCCTGTATCACCTTGAAAGTCTAAGACTTGTGCTGTAACCGAGTTATCAACATAATCTTTAACAGCAGCAGAAGTAGGAATAGTTGTATCGTTATCGTTTGAACCAATTCCTTCAGACTCTATTACAATAGCTGAACCAGCAAAATCAGCAACTTCAATATTTGATATTGAGTTACCAGTACCGTTAGCGTCAAAAGTTTTGTTTGTTAATGTATCTGTACTTGAAGCTGTTATGTAAGAACCTAAATCAGAAATTTGTGATTCAGTAATACTTAATGCAGCCTCGTGTTGTGTTACACTTGATTCTGTAATGTTAGCATCGGGTACGTTTGCCCAAGTAACAGAAGCAGTTAAATCATTTGTTTCTGATGTTAGGTATGATTGTAAATCAGATATATCTGCCTCAACAATTGTTATCGTGTTGTTTGCGGTATCAATTGTTTTGTTTGTTAAAATGTGAGTTGATGAAGCTGTTAATACGTCAGCGTGTGTACTAATTGTAATTGTATCACCCGAAACTGAAGTATCAATGTTTGTACCACCAGTAAATGTTAATGTATCTGTTCCTAATGCAACACCATCGTCTGTACCACTATCAGCAGCAATATCTAAAGTTGTTGATATTGTAGCCGTACCAGCCGCTGTTAAACGACCTTGTTGATCAACAGTAAATGTTGGAATTGCAGTTGAAGAACCATAACTACCTGGAGTTACAGCAGTATCATCTAAGTCTATTTTAATTTCGTTATCTGTATCAATAGATGTAGTAATTCCTGTATCACCAGTAAACGTTAAAGTTTGACCAGTAGTAAATGTGTCAGTACCACTATCACCAGCAATTGTAAATGAACCAGATGGTACAGCAGCAAAACTTAAATTACCTGAACCGTCAACTGTTAAGAATTGTCCATTACTAAAACTTCCTGGTAGTGTGTAAGTGATATCTGAAGTAACACTATTAGGTGCTTTTAAGGCAACGAAATGAGCACCGTTATTAGTTCCTTCATTAAATTTAATTGTACCACCAATAGTTGTAGAGTTACCAATATTTAATGTGCTAATTGCACTATTTGAATCTGTAGATAAAAGTTTTGATGCTTCTAACGTACCAAAAGTTGTTGGATATTTTGATGTAAAATATTTACCACCAATTACTTCTATATTAGCGGCTACGCCGTTAGTTTCTGTACCTGTTCCTATATAAAGACGATCACCACCCGTACCATTATAATATGAATAGGCCAGTTCACCTTGTGCTAGTTCTGAAGGTGAACCAACTACACCTGAACGTTTAATTTGTAATATTGTTGCCATTTTTTTTCTCTCCTAAAAGTTACCACCGTTTAATTTTAGTGTACCTCTCTCTGTTTTAATATTTGTTCTAGTTATAAATTTATCACTCGTAGCATCATATTGAAGAATAGAACCATCTTCTAATGTTGTTGCATTAACATCAGTTAAACTTGTTAATTTTGATTTTTGGCTTGCACTAGGAACAGTAACGGATACTTTTTGAGTACCTGGTGAATTGATTCTAGCTGTAACTGCCATTTGTAGTTCTCTCTTTTATAATATTATTGTGTACTACTCACAATATTTATGTAATATTTATAATAAAATATTACTTAATAATTAAATAGTTACATTTGGACTGACAGTTATAATTCCTTGTATTACTCGAATTACAGAATTATCAGATGCTTTCAATAACTCAACATCATAAACGTATCTAGCAGGTGCTTCTAAATTACTTGTTTCAGTTGGAGATAAAGATAATGTGATTATACCTGTGGTAGGATCACCATTAATTGAGGTATTTATTGTTGTTCTTGTTCTGGTCGAGGCATAACCTAATGCCATTTTAGCAGAAGCACTATATCCTGTTAAGTCAAATGCACTTCCATCTGTATCTTTTACAGTTACATCTGAAGTAAATGTAGCTCCTTGTTCAATGTATAGGTTAGCCGTCGCAGCCATTTAGTTTTTTATTCCTCTTTTTCTTCAACAATCTCTTTAGGTTCTTGTTCTTTAACTAATTTCTCTATCTTTTTATTATAAAAGTCTGTCAAAACATCAATTTTTTCTAATTCTACTTGATGTCTTGCTTTAGAGTTTAGAATTTCCTGTCTTGCAATTAGTGTGTTTTTCAAATCAAGACTCAAACTTTGTTCATCATATTGTTTTCCATTTATGGTTATTGACATAATATTCTCCTCGTTTATGGTTATAAATTTATATCTATAGTACTATTTATAATACATTATTTAAGTTTGTCAAAAATTACAGGTTGATAATTTTCTATTGATTTTGAGTAATCAAATGCCGTTCTCCATAGTTGTCTATCTTTATTTTTAACAGCTGATCTTCTATGACTTGTAATTAGTTGATCCATAAACAATAAATCACCCTTTCTAAACACATGGTGTATCATGTATTTTGATCTTGTTACATCATTCCATAATTTATTATAAAATGTATCAAAATCTTCTATTTCTTTACCATCTCTATACCATGCTTTATATAGATAGATAAACATAGGATACAAATATTCTTTGCCGTTTACAGGATGTTTTGCAACTAAAGGTCGTCTATCTATTTCTTCTTTATAATGTTTTTGTCCTGTTCTAAAGTTTTGTTCACCAACATTTTTGTATGCTTTAGAATAGACACCATCATCTCTCCATATTCGTGCTCGATCACCTTCATTATTAAGATTTATATCTATACTTCTATAATAATTTTTATCTTCTTCAGATAAATTTTCAAAAGCATATTGTTGATTTACAATTGAAAGAACAGTATCTATACATTCTTCAACACAATATAATCCTACACAAATTTCTTTAAAGTTATATCTTCCAGTACCATTTGCATGCCATTCTAGTTCTGTTGGACCAAACATACCAATTGGTTTGCCATTAATAACAGCACCTGACACAATACTTATTTGTGGTGAGTCTTTTGGATTCATAAAGTAGTCCAATTCTTCTACCTCACCTATTCTTGCACAAACTTGAGCAAGTTGCTGTCTTGTTAAATCTTGTTCATGTAAAACAACAGAGCCTTCATTAACAATTTTATAAACTAATTCTGTTAACTCTTTATCTGTATAATTTATTATTTGTTTACTCATAAATTTTCTAACAATGGTGTTATACAAATTCTTGCTGTATCATTCCATTTCATTCTACGTCTTTCAGCATAATACTCATCTCTAGTGGTTGCTAAATAAAAACAATCAGACGGTTTAAAGCTATATTCATTACAAATTTGTACTTGTTTTTCTCTATACTTATTCCACATTTCATCAACTTTAAAATTACTTATTATTAATTCTATAGTTTTAACGCCATTATAATTCCAATTCTCAAATCTTTTTAATCTATCAAGTGTAGAATGTGGTTCTTTTGTATATACTAATCCAAGTCGTTGACCTATAAGACCAAATCCTTTAGAAAAACTAAAAAAAACTTGTTCAGTATTTTTTGGTAGATTTATTCTTTGAATATTTGTTGAACCTACATAAGTACAATCTAAAATTACAGGTGCTTCAATTTTACCTGGATCAAAATAATTTCCATCAGCAGCTGAGGGTATTGATATATACAGAGGTTTATTATTATCTATTTTGCCTTTCAATGCTGCTCTTCCAGTTTCCTCATTCATATATTGACCCGGCACATCACAAGTTACAATACTAGGTCTACTTATAATGTCAGCATATTCATATTCACCGTAACAAAGTTTTTGCCACTCTCTTTTTTCTGTCATTACCCAATGATGAATAGCATCTGTTGTACCATTTGTAAAATAACAATAATTGAAATCTGATAAATCTATTATTTCACTTACCCATTTTCTATGTAATTCTTCTACCTTATTTAAATCATTTGTTGCATGACCACTACCTCTTTTATAATAAGTATCTGAAATTAGTTGTTGACTTATTATATCTTTTACTTCTTTAAATGTTGGTACGTCTACCCAACGATTATCTTTTAATTTTTCCTTCATATATTCAGTAAGTCGTCTGTACCGTCTAAAGTAAACATTAAAGCTATTCTAGGTTTTTTACTCATATTTACAACAGCATGTTTATAACCTATATTTAAAAAATATGCTTGTCCATCTTCAAGGTTATACGCTTCAATCTTATCATTTCTTTTAAATAAATTAATTACATTATTGTCACCATATATAGGCACTATACATCTAACACCATAACTTACATCATAATCAACATGCCAAGGTATCATTTTACCAGGCGCTAATTTTGTTATTCTTATTCTACTTGCAGGTGCTTTACATTGAGATACAATATTTTCAAAATAACTACCTTTATAAATTTCAGTTGGCATATTATATAAATGTTCTTCTTTTCTTTTTAATCTTTCTTTTATACTTGTTGTATGAGATAAAATTTCACTAGGTGTTGTTAAATTTATTTGTTCAAAATTATCATATACACTTTTTACCAAATCTTCATGGTTCATACATAACATTGGATTGGCAGACCTAACGTCAACAAACGTATCTGCTATTAAATCAGTTGACTTTCTTAACTGTGCTAAATTAATATTTAAATTTAAATTAGCTATTGTTGGTAGATTGTGTTTCGATAATTTCTCCATTGTGTTCTCTTTCTATTATAAAATTAGATTTAGGTTGCCAGTTGTAGTCACCTTGTAATCTAATACTATAAACATACTGTAACATTGTACCTGTTTTAAACAAAAACTTTGTTTCTAATTTTAAATTTTTGTACCACTCTCCATTTATAAATTTTTTAAATGCAGTATCAGTCATCTTTCTTTTTCTTTGATATAGATTATTTATTGCTCTATTTTTAATGTCATGTGTAATGTAAAGTATCTTAAATCCTTTTTCTCTTGCCCACTTTATCTGGTGTTCAGCCATAATTAATCCACAATGAGTATGTCTATATTCTTTTAAGATATGATAACGACAAACTCGCACTGCTACAGTTGGATCGTTTGTATAGTGTGAACTTTCAGCAGCTGATATTGATATTAACTTATCATCTTTAAAACACATCCACGTTTCTATATTAGGATTATCAGGATTATATTTTTTATAAGTTATACTATTATTGCCTTCATTAAAAGTTTGTAATCTAAATCTCTCAATTAAAGGCCAATACTTATTAGGATTTTCTGAATATCTTTTTACTATCATACATGAGCAATAAGTCTTCGACCACAAAATATTTCTGCCTCAACAATATATTGTTCTTTAAATTTATATTGTTGCATATTGTTTGTAATTGTTTTTAACTTTAATTTTTCTTCATAGTATTTTTGTGTGTGATACGGTTCTTGTATTACAGCATTTTTACATTGATAGTAATTCATTATATCAGTAAACATTTTATAATGATTTTCTTCATATAACAAAACACCACTAAAAATAATACAATCTACTTTGTAATCTACTGATTTTAGATTTGCCCAATCTCTTACTTCGTACTCAATGTTGTTTTCATTAATCCATCTTTTTTGAGCAAACTCTATAGGCTCTGGCGATGTATCAAAACCGTAGTAACGATAATCTTTATAATTTTTTTCACGTAAAAAATCATTGATAGGTCCATGTCTGCAACCAATATCAACAATACCTTTATAATTATTTTTTATAATTATTTCTGCTTGTTTTTCAAATATAGGTTTTGCTTCTAAAGTATCTAAGTATGACATATCTCTTAAACTATACTGTCTTTTCATAGGTATTTCACCAGTTTTAGTTGTGATATTAGGCCAAGGTATAGATTTGTTTAAAGTCACTTGCAATCCTCCATAATAGTCTATTGTTATCCATCACAGGTGTTCTACGGTGTAAACTTGTAAATTGATCCATTAATAACAAGTCACCCTCTTTAAAAATGTGATGATATTGATATTGTGATTTAAATATTTTAGGTTTTAATTTATTAATCATTTCTTCAGCGTCTATTTGTTTTTTACCTTCCCACGCTTTTGTTATAAAATGATACGGAAAATAAAAATATTCTAAGCCTGTATGGGGATGTTTATCAACTAGTTTACGAATACTTCCTTTGTTTTTACTCATAAATTCTAATTCGGGATCGTCATCCTCTAAATTGTATATTGTATTGTTTTTAAATTTTAATCTTATTGTAATTGATCTCCAATAATTCTTTTCATCATCTGACATATCATAAAATGGTTGTTGAGTGTTACAGACACTTAAAGTTGTATTAATATCTTCTTTTACACAATACAAGGCAATTAAAATTTTGTCTATCAAATGCCTAGAATTTCCATTTGAATGCCAACCTAATTCTGTATCTCCAAACATACCTATTTTTTTACCATCAACTTTTTTACCTGTAACTAAAAAGATTTCTGGATAATCTTTTGGATTCATAAACAAGTTAGGAGCCTCACACTCACCAAATCTTTTCATTGTATCAATATATTCTTTTTCATTTAATTGTTGATTATAGAATACAGCTACACCTTGTTGATGTACATTTTTTGCAACATCAAGTAATTCTTCATTAATCATATCTTTTATTTGTTTATCTATTTTTTTAGGGTATATCATAATATATTTTCTACCATTTCTTTAAAATCTTTATAGTCTAATATCTTAGGTATGTTATTCCATCTTGTTACCCAAGCACATCTAGGTGCTTCTGTAATAACTACTCTATGCATAATATCAGTTCTAATTAACACTGGTCTATTTTCTAAAACTATTTCACCTATTTTTCTATCACTTAAAAACTTTTCAAACTCGGGTGTGTATTGACCCATTTCTTTTTGTGCTTTAAACTCATGGTAGTATGCATGACCATGTGCGTTTTTTTCAGGCAAATAAACTTCTTCATCTTTTGTTTCAAAATAATCAATACGAGATTTACCAAACACAGGTATAACAATGTTATAACCATTAGGGTGTTCAGTATCTAAATCTATATCTGTATGAGCAAATACATCTTTTTCTGTACTATCAGCTGTATTGAAACCTGTTGAACGAAATTGATAATGTGGATGTACTTTTCTATGTTTAGATAATATAGGATTAAATACTTGTTCATATCCCGTAGGTTTACCTGTTTTATTATCTTCAAGTGAATAACTTACAAATGGTGTTTTACCAAATGTATTGTTAACATTACTTTTAACTTTATTGTACAAAGACAAAAGTAATTCTGTATCAGTTGCTACGTTTATGTATTCAGCTACACCTTGTATCATAGTTTATATAAAACACCATCTATAAATGGGTCCTCAAATTCTTTTGTTATACTTCCATTTTCAACTAACAAAGCATATCGTTCACTTCTTACACCAAAACTGTCTCCCCAATCAACATCTTTTTTAAGATGTTTTGTAAACACTGCCAATGGATCAGATACACTATCTATTTCAGAATGACCATGTTGTTTATTCCAAACATCCATGACATATGCGTCATTAACACTTACAAATATTACTTTATCTACACCAAATAATTTTAACTTATCTAATTTTTCTGCAAACCCTGGAAGATGTTTATTTGTACAAGTGTTTGTAAATGCACCAGGAATACCACATAATATAATTTTTAATTTATCGTCTACTTCATAGGGTACAATTTTTTTATCTTTTAAAATGTAAAGACCTTTACTACTTATTTTTTCCATTTACTATCCCATTCATTATATTTTTTCTGCCAATCACTTACTTGATCTAGCATGTTTTTGTTAATTATTTCTTTACTCTCACTTTCGACAAACTTGTAATTATCTGGTACTAACTTTTCCCAACAATCATGTTTTACAAACATTTTTTTTACGTTACCACCTAACTTTTCTAACAACTCTTTTGTCATATCAAAATGTCTATCGCCAGCACCTTTTTTAACAGGTGTAAATGATATAACATATATTTCTTTATTTGATATTGAATACTGTTGACCTAAATCTGCATTATAATATGCCTTTACAACTAACCAGTCCATAAGATTTTTAAAACCTACACAATAATGACCAGTGTATTCAGGTATAGAAAAAACTAATTTATCACTTTTACTTAATATATTGTCTATAGCTTCTACCTCTTTAGGAATAATACCGTCTGGTCTATTTGAATTGCAAATAGGTAAATCCAATTTAATGATGTTTGAAAATTTGATGTAGTGGTCCATTAATAATAGACCTCTATAACTCATAGAGCTTTCACTATAACTAAAAGATACTGCTGTCGTATTCATAATTTAAAAATCAATATAATATATATTACTTAAATAACTTCTCTGCTAACCAACCACCTGTATCGTATTTGTGTAATCGTATTCTTTTAAAATTGTCATGGTGATTTCTATGATATCCTTCACCTGCAATAAAAAAGTTTAACCATGGTACATTTGCACCACCTGGAGTTCTATGACCTACTGTATTTAATAAACCAAATCCTATTTTAGCAAATACAAATGGTACAACACAAAATGATATCCAAAAGTACGGACTAATTAAAAAACTAATTATATTTACTGAAATTAAAATATGTAACCAGTATTTGTGGCAAAAAACTAGTCTAGGATTTTTATACAAATCTCTAGCATATTTACTTGGTATATTTTTTATATCCCATGTTGTAAATAATACTTTCCAAAAACCTACATACTTAGATGCATGAGGGTCTTCTGGACCATCTGAATGTTTGTGATGAATACGATGGCTTGCAATCCAACCAATGGGTGTTCTTATACATGCAATCATCAGCATTGAAAGACCTAACACTTCAAACCATACAGGAACTTTAAACTGATTGTGACAATAATGTCTATGTAATAAAATACTAGCACCTAAGTGTGAAATTATTTCGGACCAAATGACACCTATAAAAATAGCAAATAACCAATCCATTATATTCTATTGACCCTCTAAACTATAAGATACTGAATTTTCAGAACAAAAGTTTTCTAAATTTTGACCGTTTTGTGTATTAACTGGTTCATTTATAAATTCCTGATAGGCAGCTTGATCTACAAAGACTGTTGTCCAAGTTTCTACTAAACCATCAACAGTTTTAACAGGTTTTTGTGTTATTTTACCTTGGTCAAAATAACTATCAATCAAAGCTAATATGTCATTGTTCCAAAAGTTAATTTCAACACCTTCGTTTGGTTTTTGATAAACGTTTCTAAATGTATAACTCATAATACTATTTATATAACCCCTACTATATGTATTCTATCCAGCATGGAGGCGTTTAATGCTGTGTGATTTTTTGTTGTATCAACTACATGATAATTACCATCTGCAGGATAATGAAAAATTTGTTTATCTATAATTATAAAACAACTTTCATTTGTTTCAATAGGTATGTGTATTCTTTTTGATAAATCTTTATGATAAGTATAACATGTTTTAGGTTTTAAATTCATTACTCTGGTACGATACATTTTTAAATCTGATAAAATACTGTTAATATAAGGCAGATCAAAAATAAATGTGCTAAAATCTGTTTCTTTATATCCCATTTCATATTTTTCATTCCATTTACCCACACCCCAAAATGGATCTAAATTATCTTTGGTACCTTGAAGACAAATTTGTTCATCAAACTTAGGTAATAGCTTTAGTTCACTTTTTATTTTTTCTATATCTAAGGACATACAGTTATCTCTTTGACTCTATGTGGTTGATTTAACACCCAATCTATAATTGAAATACAATAATCAATAGACATTTTTTTACTGTCTATATTAGCACTTCTTGGTGAGTCAAAATAACCAAAGTTAATTATACAAGTGTCAACACCTTCATAATAAAGTTGTTCATTTACATCTCTTAGTGTTTTCTTTTCAATACCATATCTATACATTTCTTTGTGACCTTTTATCCAATCACTTCCTGCAGACCCTATATTGATTATTTTTTTATGAAGTTTTGCAGCCTTATAAAGCAATTCTACTTGTTGAAAACCATCATGCTTACAATTAATGAATATATCACAATTATTTAAGTCATCAACTGTATCATATTTTTCATTTAATACTTTACCAAGGCCTCTACGAGTACCAGTAATATAGAATTTCATATACTTATTTAGACGATAAATATTGACAAATTTATCAAAATGTGTTATAATATATATATGAAAATTGTAAATATAGTGTGTACAAGTAAGCCTGGTGATGGTCTCTTTCATTATAGTTATGAACACTGTTGCTATCTTAACTCAATTGGCATTAAAAGTCAACTAGTAATTTTGACACATCACAAATTTAGTCAACAAGACTATATTAATGCTATTAATGAATGTTATATAAAATACGAAAATGTGGTATTTAACTTTTATACACCTTCATCAAACGATATAACATTAATACTAGGAAGAAGTATGTTGACACTAGCATACTTGAACAAAAGCTCATACACAAATGATCAATTACTTACTTTACATTTGTTGTTTAGTGGTAACCTCATATCTGTATATTCAGAAAATCATCCTAAAGAATATTCAAACGCCGTAGATTATTTTAAACCAAAAAAGATATACGACTTATGCGATTATGATGTTTATCCTAATGGCATAGGAGAACAATTTGAAAAAATAATAAACTTTAGTATTTACAAACCAGTTAAATCAGATATACAATTTAAGTATCTGTTTTTAGGTACAAATGAAATATACTATAGAGAAATAGAAAAACACATAGACAAATATCCAAATCACGGTATTGTAACTTACAATGAAAAGTGGATTAATCCTAAGTTAAATAATCTATTCGTACCTATTAAAAATATATTAGGAAAATTTGAAACATATGTTTATACAAAACCTAATTTTGACCCAGCACCTAGATTATTTGTAGAGTTTAAATGGTTAGGTAAAAAAGTAGATTATTTAAGAGATAAAAGTATGAAAGACGGTGGTATGGTTTATTGGAACAGACCTGTGCCTACGAAACAGATTTATAAAGACAATATAAATATTTTAGTTGATTTAATTAAAAGAATATGAAAAAAATATTATTAGTTAGTGGTGATAGTTTTAGTGACAAAAACTTCTCTACAACGATTCATCCAGAATTAGACACATCTTGGCCTAAATGGCCTGAACTCTTAGCCGACAAGTTAAATATGGAATGTATTAACATAGCAAAATCTGGTGCAGGTAATGATTATATCTATGAAGCATTAGTTGATACTTTACAAAACATTGACAAAGAACAAATAGGATTAGTAATAGCAGCTTGGTCTCAATGTCAAAGAAGAAGTTGGCAAGAATCAAAAAATCTATATTGGAAAAACAGTAGAGTGGATACAAAGGGTGATGTATTCTATTGGACAAAAAGAACTATGAGATATTGGTATAGTTTTCAAGTATTATGTGAAAGATATAATTTACCGTATAAACAATTTCAAATGATTTCACTTTTTCAAGGATGGTTAAACGGTTTACATCAAAACGACCATGAGGTATATAAAAATAAATTAAATCCAGATCCTAATTTTATAGAAAAACATATTTATCCAGGTGATAAAAATAAAGATGAAAAAATCTTAACAAACATGGTATTTAACCATGAAGATCATATTAATACTAAAAACTTTATAGGTTGGCCAATATTTTTTAGATTTGGAGGTTTTCACGTTGAGTATAAAGTATTAAGAGATGCAAACCATCAACCGTTAGATGGCATGATAATATCTAAACATGATGCTCATCCTACAGCAAAAGGTCAAAAGGCAATAGCGGAGTTTATATATGACAGGTTGGGATAGAGAATATTTAAAACATAAAGACGAATACCTAGAACTTTTTGATAAGTCAATGCAAAAAGAACAAGAAAGTAATGTTGAGTTTTTGGAAGATAAACTTAAACTACTCACAGGTAGAAAATATGCTGTAGTTTGTAGTAATGGCACAGACGCATTACATTTTGCTTTAAGAAGTTTAGATATAAAAAAAGGCGATGAGGTATTGACAACTAATTTTTCTTGGATTTCTACTGCGTCTTGTATATCTATGGTCGGTGCAACACCTGTATTTTGTGAAATTGATATATCATCTTATCATATGTCATTAGATAGTATTAAACGTATGTATTCGGATAAAGTCAAAGCAATAGTTTATCCACATCTATTTGGTAATATGTCAGATACAAAAGAGATAATAGATTTTTGTAAAGAAAAAAATATTACATTTATAGAAGACGCAGCTCAGTCGTTAGGCGCAAGTCTTAATGGTGTCAAAGCAGGATCAATAGGTGATATATCAACGTTAAGTTTTAACGCAAACAAAGTTGTTGCTGGGATTGCAGGAGGCGGAGCTATACTTACAGATGATAAAGATAAAGCAGAGATATTTAAAAAATTAAGAAGACACGGCAATAATGAAATATTAGGTTATAACTCTAAAATGTTGTTAATGAACGCTGAGTTTATAAACTTTAGATTAAACAAAATGAAAGAATGGCAATCTAAAAGACAGGAAATCGCAAAACAATATAATGAACAATTAAAAGATTATGTCACAATACAACCCACAACAAACGGCCTTGATCATAATTATCACAAATATGTTATTAGACTGCCCAACAAAGAGATACGAGATGAATTGAAAAATACCTTAAACGCAAAAGTACATTATGATAAGCCATTATCAGAAAATGTTATGTATAAAAACATTGAATATAGAAAAGATAAAACTTATGAAAGTAAGTTAGTTTGCGACACAATACTAACTTTACCTATTCATCCATATATGACACAATCAGAAATAGATAAAATAATTAATGTAATTATTATTACCTTAGAACACAAAAATAATAAATTTGTAAACAATATGAAAAAGATATTGGGTAATAACTTATTTGATAAAGAATTACTTAAAGAAACTACTGAAGATATTTACGATTATATTGTTGAAAAAATATATCAATTGCCAGAGTACATTGAAGAAGTTGAATTTAAAGATAAGAGAAAACTGAAGATAGCATTTAATAAATTTTACAATAAAATAAAATGAATTTTGCAAATATAAGACTCAATATAGAAAATAGTCCTAGATGCACATTAGAATGTCCTCTTTGTAAAAGAACTACGTACTTTGATTTA